ACCTTGCTTTCATAGCAAAGATAAGTCCTGTTGGCCCAGTCATTGGTTGAACACCACAAATGTCGTAAGCAACCAAGTTAGGCATAGCTCGTCTTACTAGACTAATTAGGATTGGATCCCAGTTAGATACAGCAGAACTGCCAGTAGCATTTAAAGGTGCAGCTTCGTCAAGTGAAACTCTATCTTCGTTAAGAGCTTTTTCTTGGTTTTCTAGGATTACTGCGGTAACAGCCTTCTTGTAAGAGTCTTCGATTTTTGGCAAATCAGAATGCTCTAGGATAGGTTGCCACTTTTCCTGTAAGTTTTCAGATAAAAACATTGTTTTTAATCTCCTTTAAATTAACCTAATGGTTTTAGTTTACTAATTGCGTCAGAATACCTTTGAAGGGAAGGGTCTATAACAGGTGAAGAGTTTTCATCTTCAAGCGTTCCAGTTCCTTCTTCAACTACGGTATCCTCAGAAATAGATTCACCTTCAATACCGAAGTATGCTTCTTTGATTTCACCAATCTTCTCTTGGAAGTCAGCTTCGTCATTGAAGTCTACACCGTTTGCAAGTGATTCTAATTTCTCTTTCTGTGATTCAGTTAAGTCCGAAGACGCATCCCTTACCACATTTTCTCTCTTGAGAGTGTTCAACTCTTCTGCGATGTCCATATTTGTTTGAACTTCGGAGTCAAGTTTAACTTCCATCTCATCGAGACGATTAGAAAGCTCATCAATCACGTCATACTTATCTTCGGGAACGTCAACATAATGTTCTACGAACAATGTTTTCAATCCTGAAATAAAGTTTTCAGTCATTTCAGCTTTCAAACCTCTCTCGATAGCTAATTCGTTTTCTTTCGTCCACTCGTCAGCAACGTAAGACAAGTATTTGTCAACTGCTTCACTTAAGTCGGCTTTGACCTTATCTACTGAGGTTTGTAATTCTGTTTCGTAAGCTTCTTTCAATCCTTTTTCAACTTCTGCAACTTTACTTGATACTGCAGCTTTAAAGATTGTTTTAGCTTTTTCTCGGTTCTCTTCTGACAAGTCTAATGCTTCTGAGATTGCATTTAGGTCGTCTTCAATTTCAATCTCTACAAGTTTAGATTCGAGTTCTTCGGAAGTTTCTTCGTCAACAGATTCTTTTTTCATCTTCTTGTCTTCGTCTTCTTCCTCTTCGTCCTCGACACCTTTCATCTTGCCGTACATCTCTTGAACCTTTTCGTCATCTAGTTTTTTAACTAGTTCGACAATGTTTCTTGCGATTTCTGCCTTAGTCAAAGACTCGTCAACCTCATCTTCTGAAATAGAAGAGAAAATACCTTGAAGGTCTTCTTTATTCATTTCCTTCATTGTGTTGACCATAGCTTTGATTGTTTCCATCTTGGAAGGAACTTTTTCTTCTGCTTCAGAAACTTCTGCTTCTTCGTCAGCGCCTTCGCCTTCTTTGATTTTTTCAGCCTTATCAGGTTTCCCTTCACCCTTTTGTTGTGGGTCTGCGGAAATCTCTTTGACTCCATCTTCTGCTTTATCTACAGAATCGACAGCTTTGTCAACAGGATTTTCTTCGGGTTTGACGACTTCAGCTTTTCCACTTTCTATTTTAGCGGAATCACTTGAACCTTGCTTAGGCGGGTTTTTGTCACCTTTCTCAGCTTTAGCGTCAGGTTGTCCTGCCTCTAATAGCTCATCTTGGTTTGTATCTAACTCTGCCATATTTTTCTCCTGTTTGAGTTTACTTTTTTATTTATATGTTATAAGTTCTTAACGAACGTTTTCCATAAATTAATTTTTGTTTCTTCAAGTCTAACCTGCTTTTCGTTCTTTAAAACTTCTCTCATAGACTCCATTTCTTGTCTTTTTAGGATTCCATTGTCCATAATCCACTCAACACCTTCCATGATACCGTCTACGAAGGCATCTGGCGCTGAAGGGTCTGCGACAATATCACCTGCAGTTGCAAGTTGAAAGTCCGACTTCACATACTGTGCGTCTGATTTTTGTTCTAATGAACCAAGTCCTCTTGAAGAGACACCTAGTTTTGCACCGTCATTGATAAGATTTTTTACAATCTCACCATTTGGAGTGCTCAAAATTTTTGCTTTACCTACCCAATTACTACCGTCTTCGTGAAGTTCGGTAATCATGTGGGATACTTTGTCTAAATTGATTGTTGGCCCTTCGGGGTGTCCTAACTCACCGAATGCTCTTTGTTCGTTTACGAATTCTTTTACGTAACGATTGACTTCTTTTGCCATGATTTCTTTGGGATAGATTCTTCCGTTACGATTCTTTATGTCTGCTTGCATAAAGACACCTTCGATAAAGTAATCTTTTTTACCATTTTCTTTTGATTCGATTAATGGTTTTGCTTCGTTATACTCTGAAATTAATTTCATTGAAAATTTCCTCTTCTGTTACCCCTTCAAAATTCATTTGTTTAAAGAGTTTGGATAATTCCTTCACAGATTTTTCTGCGTCCTTCAAGTCCTTGTAAGGCCCTGTTTCATTATTATTAACGAATGCGTAAATGTCTTTACCCATTTTACTATAGGTAATGTTGTAGGTCTTTCCACCAGTTTTCATTGTATCTACTTTAAGTTCTTTATGTTTTTTAGGCAACTTAAATTTCGCCTCATAAAGTTCTCTTGATATAGATGCAAAAGATTTCATTTACTCTTCCTCTGCTGTAGCTTCAGGTTCATTTTTCATCCAATCAACCGTTGCTTCCACTCTCTTCATGTCCACTGCTTGGGCAGCTTTCTCTTTAATGCCGTCAAAAATAGAATCCTTAGCGTCTTGCAACTTACCTTGTTCTATTTCGTCAACTATCTTTTTTGCTATTTCAGTCATTTATTAAAATCCCCCAAATTCATCGTCACCACCTTCTTCGTCTCCACCCTCGTCTTCCATTTGTTTGTCCATAAGTTTCATTTCTTCTTCTGTTTGCATTAAGATATTCTTACGTACAAACTCCTGAGAATAATACTTACCAACATACTCGTCTACGGTTGATAAAGTCTCAAGTCTCTCACGCATAATTTCAGCGTCTTTCAACTCTGCGAAGTGGTTATCGCTAGCATAATCAAACTGTACGAAGTCTTTGACCATTTTGTCAAATTCTTCGCCACTTACAATTTCTTTTAGTATCAATTGAGTTCTTAAAACGTCAACAAATACTCTACTAAACTTCTTTTGAAGTCTATTCGTGAACTTATTAAACTTAAGTTCATCTCTTTGGATTTCGGACGCACGTCCCAAATTGAATCCTGCGTCTGCTTCCATTCTAGAAGCTGGAATACTTAAACTCTTGTATAACTTCGACTTAAAGTATTCAATGTCTTCTATCTCCGAGAGATTTTGTCCGCCTGGCAAAGTTGTTATCTCTGTCCCACGTCCACCTTCTCTCCTAGGTAACCAAAAATCTTCCAACATAGACATATGTTTTCTATCATCTTTGATTTCACCTGTGTCTGCATTGTAAACAAGTTTATTTCTATACTTGTTCATAACCTCAGACAAATACTGTTCTGCTTTTGCCTTTGGAAGGTTACCTACGTCAATGTAGAAAATCCTTCTTTCGGGTGCACGTGATATCCTATAGATAACTAGTGCGTCTTCCATCATTGATAACTGGTTTGCAGTCTTCAATGCTTTATGAAGATACCCAATGACTACGTTCTTTGTGTAGTCTAATAAACCCGATGTAGTATATGATACTGCTTCGGGAGCAATCTTCACGGACGTTCCGTCATTCGCTGAAGATTTATCAAAACCTTTATCGTTGAAGACAAAAAATTCTTCAACTTGTTTTATTACGTCAACACCTGCTTTGTCCGATTTACCTTTGATTACATTTCTGACCTTCTTAATTTTAAGTGGGTCAATGTTTCTTAGGTCTACAATACCTGCTTTCGGACGTTTGCCGTCAACGACCTTATGGAAGTATATCCTTCCATCTATGTACCATTTTCGGAATAATTCGTGAGAGTTCTGATTGAACTTCATTAAGGCAAGAATATGATTAAACTCGTCATGTATCTTGTTTTTGATACTATCAGAAAGTTTTACGTTTCTGAGGTCGAGTGATACAATCTTGTCTTGAGAATCCGATGTAATACACTCATTAACAATATCTTCAATCGCTGAGTCACACTCAGGGATTAGAGATATTTCACGGTATCTTGTAATGAGACCAACCTCATTCTTGATACCACCTTCCATATCAATGTAGGAACCATATGCTCCACCTGATATGAACCCGCCTGGTTGTTGTTGAATGACGGGTGTACCGTCATCTTCAACAGGGGGGACGAAGGAAGGTGCCTTAGACACCTCTATGCTTCGTAGTTCATCCTTTTTACGGGATATTTCAAACCCAAAAATTTCCATACTAATATTTATACTCCCCTAAAAGGGTGTATTTCACTTTAATTAAATAACTCTTTCCCAGTGAGAATAGTCAAATGAAACTTCAAAAGTTTCAACTTCGTCAGCAGTTCCCATATTCAGTTCAATACCACCGATATTTTGAGGGAACATATTGAAGAATTCGTATCTCGCAAGGACTGAGTCATCTTTGTTTAACTGTTCAACGAATGCTCGTGATAACAAGTAATCGTTATTAATCGCACCGATACCTGAGTCTAACTGACTGATATCCAACTGCCATGATTCTAGGGCATTTCTTACACTGAATTCAACATCGTTGATTACAGTAACTGCCCATGGTTCAAAGGTTCTGTCTCCAGCAAGTTTCAAGTTCATTCCTCTGAATGGAACTGTGACCTGACCGACAGTCATAGCGGGAATCTGAGCAGCTTGACATAGAAACTCTATCTTATTACCTGTTCTAGGTATGAAGACTCGGAACCTATTAGCTCTAGGGCCACCAGCGATTAGTTGCGCTTTAAATTCATCTATTGTTGCCATTTATTTCTCCCTTAGACTGCACCGTATAATTCACTAAACTCTACACCACTTCTAGCGGCAACAAAGTTCAATGTAATGAAGTTAATCGACCTGTTAGGTTTAACGAAGATAGAACATACAAATTCATTTCTATCGATAACACTATCAGTGTTGTTTGTTTCGTCACATAATACTTGGAAATCTACAAGACCACGTCTGTTCTTCACGTCTCTTAAGAAAGGTTCTACAGCAGCTCTAAACTGTGCTCTTGTGAATGCGTCATTGAATTCAAAGAGTTGTGCTTTAGCGGCAGTTGCGATTGCCTTTTCTAGGACTATGAACAATCTTCTTACATTGATTCTATCGAATGCAGAAGGTGTTGATAACATAGTTTTGTCACCAAATAGGACTGTTCCTTGGCCTGGGAATGTAACAATTGGGTTAACCCTTGCACTGTATAAGTCGTCTCTAGACGATTGTGAAGGATTAAATGCAAGTTTAGTTACACCTAAGTATTGACCTCTTGAGAAACCAGCAGGTGAGAACCATGGGTCTCTTAATAAGTCACTTCTTGCCATTAGACCTGCAGTATGTCCATTGCCTGGAATCCAACAGTATTTGTCGTTATATCTTTCGTAAATGTATAACCAACCACTATCCATAACTGAATAAGAAGAACTTGTTGCAGTATTAGCGGAGGCAATTACATTTGCGGATTGTGTTGATTCTGAGGAAACTCCAACTACGTCATTCTTTCTTGGTGATACGATTGCCATACAATCTTTTCTAGATTCACAAAGAAGAATCGCTTGGTTTGTTAAAGTTGTCCAATCTGTTAAGATATCTTGTTCTGTTCCCGAACCGTTATCAGTTCTTGAAGAACCTACGATTAAGAATGAGATATCTACTGTTTCAGCGTCACCGAAGTGTGTTGACCATGCACCGAACTTCTCAGCGGCTGTTGGCATTCTACCATTTGAACCACCTGAAAGTGTGTCATTTACTGGAAGAGTCATTACACCGAAACCATCTGATAAAGATTCTGCTAATGTTCTGTGTTCATTACCACTATCGTGAGTACCAGTTACTGGTGAACCGTCATCTCCTGTAGAGTGACCTGCCCAGTATACGTATGTTGATTTTCTTTCAATTACGTCTCTGTAGTAGTTTGATGCACCTTGAGCGTCTTTAGCGTCACTTGCAAGTGATACGAAACCGAATGTTTCTAGAACTTCGTTTTGAGTTCCACTCCACACACCGTCTTCGTCACTTACTACTACGTGACATTCGTCTAATGATGCACCGACAGCAGCTGCAGATGCGGAAGTGCCTGGAGCTTTATCAAAGAAAGAATGGAACTCCCATTTCCTGTTTATATTGACTGGTGTACTTGAACCGTCAACTGCTGTTGTTAATCCTGTGTTTGCAGGTTGGTTAATTGCTTCAATAGTAAGAGTTGTACCTGAACTTGCGGTAATTCTGTATTCTTGTCCTAAGTGATTATCAAATGTGATAATATCTCTTACTCTAAACAATGTAGTTGCGTTTGCAACACCTGTTATTGAAAGCGCTCCAACTGCGTTATTTCCTGTAGATGTTCCAGCGTTGTCTGTCTCGAAGGCAGTTGCTGTTGAACAAACAGATACTTTTAAGGAGTTTCCTAAAACTCCTGCGTGACGGGCTACCCACCTTCCTGCTGTACCTGATAAGGCACCACTTTGGTAAGATTGAACATATTCGTCACTATTCTTTATTAGCGTTGAACCATGTCCAGCTGAATTCGCACTAAACAATCCTGTAGAGTTTATTCTAACTACTCTTAGAGAAGAACCATATCTTAAAAATCCTTCAGCTGAATAGTAGTCCTCTGCAGCTCCGTTGGTGTTAGCAGGTTCGTGAAAATTCTCTACTAGTCCCTTTTGGTCTGAAATTGTTACTACTTCATCAACAGGGCCCCATTGGAATGTCCCTGCGAAAGCACCAGTTGTACTGGATACTGCAGGCACAACATTTGTAAGGTCAATCTCTTTAACCTGTACGCCTGGTGATACTTGAAATGCCATACTTTTTCTCCTGTTAATGTCAAAAGTTGTTTACTGTTTTATTTATAACTTTATATTGTCTAACGGGTCAGCAAACCACCTATCCCCTGAACTATCTACAAAAGACTCTTCTTCTATCGGTCTGTCCCCGAAAATCCCTGCAGGTAACATATCCTCTTCAATAAGTTTCTGCTGTTCAGAATATAACAACTCTTTGACTTGATAATTTGTTAAATGATAGAAGTAATCTGTAGTTACAAACCATGAAAATAGTACACATGTCATTACCATATCGTCATGATAACCTCTATCAGCCTCAAAGCTTCTACCCTTATTTACAAAAGTCATGAGCTCAGTGATAGTCCATCTGTCTAATAATTGCAATCTATCTTCTTCTAATAGTTCTTTTAATGTAGAACAACCAATTCTTTTGATTTTTCTAGACATTGTTACACCAATATCTTCTGCTTTTAGTTGTCCTTGTACGAAAACATTAGGATATTCTAAATCATAATGCAATTGTGACGCAACAATACTTCCTTCATTATTGTTTTCTATGATAACAGTTGCGTCATTATATGCTTTACCATACTTTGCAATCAAATCGGGAAACAATAATGGTGATATTAAAGAGTTTCTAAATGTCGCAACTTGTTTGAATGGTTTAGAAGATACGTCAAAGATACTAAACGTTGAGAAGTCGATACCTCTCCCTTTCGCAACGTCACAACACATAACATATTGGTGACCTTCTATGGGTTTTTCATACATGTAGAATTCTTCTTTTGACCATTCAGGGTCATATGCTTTTAACCCAAGTAAAGTATTCGAGTTAATGAGAGTGTTACCAGTTCCCAAAAACGAGTTTCCGTACTCTTGTTCAAACTGTGCTTCTGAGGTGTTTGCAATTGTTTGTTCTTTCCATGCTTCGTCTCTGCCTGGCACGTCATACCAGTTAATTGTGAAGTCTTTGTATTCTGATTGTCCATGTACTGCACTCTCGTATATTTTATGAAACATATTACCCACACCGTTTGCAGTGGAAGTAATAATAACCTTTGAATCTTTACCTGATGTAATAACGGGATATGTTGCAGTATAGAATGTCTCTGCATCGTCTACGAATGCAAACTCATCAAGGTACAACATATTTATTGAGAGTCCACGGATACTACTACTGGAAGTTGCAGCTGCAACAACCTTACTATCGTTACCAAACTCTATATTACCTTTGTTTAAAATCTTTACGCCTGGCTGTAAGAAAAATGGAACAGACTCTAACATAGTTACGATACGTGCTATCATTTCTCTCGCAATCGCACCTTTGTTTGCAAGTACAGCTACAGTTACTTCGGGGTGGAACAATAAGAACCACAATAGATATGCACATGAGGTGATTGATTTACCACTCTGTCTACTTGCAAGTACGACACTGAATCTATTACTGTCGTAATGTTGAATTAGTTTATCCTGATATCCACGAAGTTTGAATGGAACCATACCTTCGTCAAGAGAGATAATCTGTGTGTATTGTTCAATAAAATGGCATGGGTCTTTGGAACACTTCATGTATTCCGCTAACTCTTCTTCTGTATATTTGGTTTCTATACCAACACGTTTAATTTGCGTGTTGCCTAGATAACCTTCATTCTTCGCTTGTACCATTATTTTTCTTTAGGAACTTTTGTAGTTCACTGGTTGACCCCACGTATAAATGATTATGTTGGTCTCTGATTTTAGTATCGTCTTGTTCTAGTTTCTTCATTTTACTTTGAAGGTCTATAAGTTTCTCTGCAGTTTCCCCTACAGTCTTAATTAACTGTCCTGCAACCTCGTAGGCACGTGGGTGTTCTGTCTCTTTAGATAGGTCTAGGATACCGTCAATTGCGTCTTGGCCTCGTTCTATGAGGTCGTAGAGGTGTTCTCTCGCATACCTGTAGTCAGTCTCTATGTTCTGCTCTTTATCAGGTCGAATCACAGGAACCGCTTTGGTTTCTTTTTTTAAAGAGGTGTTAATATCGAGCAAGTCGTTTAACTTTTCGTCTACTTTTTTTGTCATAATTATGCATCATCTGTTAAGTTGTCTGTGTAGGTTTTGTTTGTTCCATCGTCATAGAATGAAACTGTTTCCGCTACTACAAACGTATCATTAGTATTTACTGAACCAACAAATTTCAAACTCTTGTTTGCGTCAAGAGTAATATTTGCACTAAGAACCATACTTAGTTTATCAGTTGCAATACTACTTATAGTTGGATTAGTTGTATTTCCAGTTCCAAATACTTCGTCTCCTACACTTATATCAGCGTCTAGTGCTGTTGTAAATGTAACTGTTGAAGAATTTGAAACCGCATTGTTAGTTCTATTTTCAAATGCAGGTTCATAACTTTTAACTTCTTTTACAAGACCTGCGCTAGTTATTTCGGAAGATGTAAATCCTGTATTACCGTCACCAATGTAATCTCTTTCGATAACGTTTTTAATAATCTTACCTTGATAAACAGGGCCAAAAAAGTATAACTGCATTTGAAATTCTAAGTCATATGTAATTGTACGTCTTTCCTCGAAACCACCTTGATAAGTATCTTCAAACGATACTGAATTTAAAATGACAGGAACGTCTCTATTATCAGACATATCGTCTATCATTTTCATGGTGACTGTGTAATCGGGTTGAAAATATGGAAGTATCTGTTCTACTATCTGTAATGCGTCATTCATCTTGTTTGCCATTACAGACAATGTAAAGTTTATATTATATGGTGCAGGTGCATATTGAAACCTACGATTGACTTTATCAGTCTCTTGAGTATTCTTAGTATTTCTAATTAGTTTATTGTTTTGTCTAGACGTATCGTATTCGATACCTGAAATTTCAAATGCTATTCTAGGTAATGAGATAGCAGTTCTGTTTCCGTCATTCAGATTTGTTTCGTTTTGAAGTCTCGCAAGAAACTTTGCTTTTGGGCCATAACTTATGGGAACCTTTCTTATATTCAAAACAGTTCCGTCTGTTTTAATATCAGCAACGTCAATGTTATTGAACAAAGTTCCAAATATTGAAACTGCTCGTTTCATTGTTTCGTTATAAAAACGTGTACCAAACATTATGTAACCTCACCAAATGGATTCGTTTCTGAGAAGTCTAGATAGTTATCTGCTTTACCTTCAAAGTCTAAGTTCTGAGCATTTCCGTCCTGAGACATAGATATCACATCTTCTATACTATTGATAACTCTTGAAGTACCCGAACTTGCACCAACAATAGTATCACCAACTTTAAATGTAGTAGTTACGTGTATTACTTCTAATTGGCCAGGTGCTATGTCAGCTCTAAATCCAACAACCTCACCTACAACAGTTCCATTTAATGTTACATTTTCACCAAGAGTATATGGACTTGGTGGTGATGCATCAGCGGTCATTCTCAAGTCAACTCTGTATGCTTGTTCTGCCTCAACAAAGTCTGCGTCTGAACCAGTATCAAAATCTTCACCTGCGTATTCAAATAGTTCTGCCTGTAGTTTAAATACAAATAGTTTACCTACTTGATAGAAAGGCTGTTCGTGTTCTACAAATTTAATTTCAAATAATGAACCTGATAAAGGAAGATAAATTAAATCTCCTTCGTTAGGTCTAAGACTAGTTGCTAAATTTTGGTCTGTGGCGACAAACCTTTCCCAACTTCTTACCGATAAAACAAATGTTGCTTGGTCACGTATCTCTACACCAAATTTAGACATGAGGTCGCCTTCGCCCTCAAATCCTTCGGCGTTTTCAATGTACATTTCTACTGAGTATGCGTCACCAAATTTGGACTGCACGTCTTCGTCAAAAATAGTATCTGTTTCAACTATCTGTCTTGGTAAGTAGAATGTCTCTTGTCCATACATTCTAAGAGATTCAACAACTAAATCTTCATATAGATGTTGTTCACTCTGAACTGCATGGTTAAAGAATACGTTAGTTGGCATTTATTACCCCATCATATCTAATACAGGCATTTCGTAGTTCAATCTAGATTCTTCCTCTAACCTTGTTTTTTCTTCTAGTGCTTCTGTCTTTATGTTATCGGGTTCAAGCACCACTCCGCCTGGCAGTGCGATACCACCAAACTTAGATAAGTTCTGTCCCCATTGATACTTGACCAAAGCAGTTGCATATCTTTTCAACCACATGTCATTGTATATGTCTGTAAAATCATTTGGGTCTATCTTTCTGTAACACTCTATAATGATAAACTCACCTGCGTTGATTTGGTCAGCGTCCATGTCAAGATATAGTCTATTCATGTGAGTATTGTATCTGATAGGTGTTTGACCCACTAAGATTTGGTCTAACATACTGATATGCTGTTGAACCATTTCATAGTATAGAATACTAGTGTTTGTTAAATCGTATATGTCGTTGAGTCTTAATTGATATCTAATATCAAACATATTAAGATTATGTTTATCTGCAAATGGAAATATGTTTATAACTGATAATATAAACTCAGGTAAAACAATATAGTTTTGTTGTTGTTTATATTGTTGGTCTGTTTTTGCGTGAGTACCAGCTGCGTTTTCTGTAAACGTTTCGTCTGTTTTTAATCCAGCGATATCGTTAGCACTCAATTGGTGTTTTAAATATGTTTTGATACTACCGTCATAATGATATTCACGAAAGTATTGTAATGCTTCGTCTACTCTGTCGTCCAGTTGGTCATCATCTATATTGATTTCTATTACTGGAGCTCCAAGAGCACGCTTGATGTACTGTTTAAATGTGTCTTTAGAATTTGGTGCGGCCATAGTAGTATTTTCCTTTAATACTACTATTTATAAGAATTATTCTTGGAAGTAAGTTTTATTCTGTAGTCTATCGATTTTGGTATCGATTCTGTCTAAGGTATCCATTAATCTTTCTAGTTCTTTGGATAGTTGTTCACGTGTTACGTAGTCTTTGGCGACTTCTTCACGTGTTTTATTGATAAGAATATCAATTCTTTTTTGTTCAGATAATAGGTTACGGATTAAGAAACCTAAAGGCATGAGAATAAAGGTTAGAACTATATTCCAAAGTAAGTGTGCGTCAAAGGCTATTAGGTTTTCTTCCATACGGTTATTTATGGAATTAACGTATTGGATTTCCTCTTTCGTCTAAATTAAATGAAAATTCATCAGGATTCCATTCATCAACAGTAAAGTCTTGACCAAAGTAACCAGCACCATTATCAGGAAAGAATCCAGTTGGGCCTACCACGTCATGTAAATCCATATTGAACGATATGCTATATCTTTCTTTGTCAGTCATATTAGGTTCAACCATATGCATTAAACCACTAGAAAATATATGAATATCTCCTGTTCTAGGTTGAACGTCCCAATTAGTTCTAACTCTTTGGTGGTGCGGAAACATAGACAGAACTTTAGAGTCTGTATCAATTGCAGAAAAGTTACCTTCATCTCCGTCTGCTTTTAGATATAAAACACCTGAATACCAACAACCATTATGAGTATGAGGTCTATTCCAAGACATAGTTTCATTTATGTTTGCCCATGAATTGCCTGGCCTCATTTTAAGACCATTAGAATTTTGAATACCATGAAAAGGTAAAACCTCGTCAGAAAAAAACTTACTGATACGATTCATACATTTCTGAAAGACTGGACTACTTTCACAACCGTCATTAGACTGCCAACCCGACCTATGCATTGTAGCAGGGTTAGGTGAATTAGATACAAGTCTACCTTTAGGGTCACGCTTACGCATTGCGTCAACTTCTGCAACTAACATTTCGTTATACTCCAAATCATATCCTTGACTTTCGTCAAGATTTGGGTCTAACATATTTCTTTGAAATACGTAATGTGGAAACAGTAATCTAACTGACATCTTCCCCGTACCTTCCTCGGTCACGATTACCGTCACCATTTAATTCAGTTAAGTCTTGTTGTTTTTCTTTATAGTCTTCTTTCTTCTTCATGAAGTGACTTGCCCAAGCACGACCAACAATTTCATCACTACCGTAAATTCTTTGAATTAACTCTTGTTTCAAAATGTCATTTTCAATTACAGTGTTTGTTATTACACATTCTATAGTATCACCTACTTTAATTGCTTTGTCATAAGTGACTCTCAAATCTGTAATTGGAACAAACCTTTGACAAAAGAATAATCCAAACACACCAAAAGTATAATCTGCAACAGCAGCTCTATAAGGGCCACCCACATACTTGTAAGGTGCTGGTTGGATTGAATGCCACCACCTCGTTTCCCATACTGTTGACAGTGTATTATGGTCTTGTTCACCTTTAAAAGTTTTCCAACCACAATAAGTATCTTCGTGCCAGTTCATAGAATTCCAAATATAAAAAGCAGGTGTACTGGCGTCTGTACCTACATCAAAACCTTCTATTTGAACATTAGTTTGTCCTTCGTATAAACTATCGATATCAACTCCAACATTGTTATCACCTTTAGTTTTATTAGCCTCGAACTCTGTATATCCTTCGTATTTCACTTTTTCATTTCTCCTGTTTTTGGGTCAAAGGGGCATTCATTAGGTGGAGCGTCCTTAAAGTTTTTTGCTTTAGTCGTCCACATGTATTTTCTGTAAAATCCGCCAGGCACCTGTCCGTCTGGCGAACTTGCATCACCCTCAACTTCACACAATTCAGATATTGAAGGTTTGCCGTATTCACTTGTTAAATGACTTACTTCATTTATATATGCACTCCCGTCCATGTTAATATAAGACGCAGTCCACTGTTCTCTCCTATAAGGAACTATCTGTACTATGGGTGTTCCTTTAGGTATAACAAAAGACTTGTCACTTAATGGATACATAATAATCTGCGTATTATCTGTTAAGGTATTAAACATATCAGTATCCATTGTTCCTTGCCATGTTCTAAAATATTTATTCTGATGTAAAAAGGGGTCAAGATATAAACAAGAATAGCCAGGCGGTGTTACTACAGACCAAGGTACTCTAAATTTGAATGCGTCATGAGGATTTTCATCAGAACCATCTCCTTTTAAGAATGAGAAATTATCATTCATTAGTTGGTGTTTTGAATGTGTAGGTGAAGCATATGAAGCTTCAAAATTTTCACCGTCAGGCGGAACGGTAGCATGCCAATCACCACCACTTACAAGAGTTTGATTGAATTCACAATGTATATCTCTATTTGTTGCGATATAATATCCTGTTGATAACCAATCATGCATTGCAGGACAAGCTCTTAATGATATCCCAACCACCCCTTTATCAATCATATGCACTTTAGATTTTTTCCACCAATCGGGTTGCATTTTACTTGCAGGTACAGGACGCATTAATTCAAATGCGGTATCATTATATGTTTTAAACTCAATTGTCGGCATATCTCATATATCTCTGATATCTTAGTTGTCTTGGTGCAACTTCTTTTCTTTGTTCTTCTTGAGGTACTAATCTTATTTCTGAACCACGCAATACACATGAACGTCTATCTACATATCTTGCAGAAGGTTTTGGTGCTTCTGCACCATGAGGTATCCTTCCGTCAAACATAAGTAATCTGTTTGGTTTAAATTCTATTCTTCCTATTTCGTGTTTGTTCATTTCTTCTGCAACACCGCTACCAATATTTTCATCATACACTCTTAAGTCACCGCCCCATTTAGGATTCCAAAATGTATTTAAGTAATACAAAAAAGATATGTTCCACTCACATTCAGGCGCACAATCATTATGACATGTACCGTCTAGTCCTTGAGTTTGTGAATTCAAACCCATGTAATCAAACTCAACCCAACGAAAACCAAAGTCATTCATTACTCTAGTATTAAAATATGAAGCAAAGTAAGTATCTGAACGATTTATCTGATTTCCTTGACACCAATCTACGTGTTCATGATTAGGAACATCTCTAAAAAATGTTCCACCCCAAAAGGAATGATGTGGTAATCCTGTTTTACTATCGGACGCAACTTGATTAGTTTTAGACCAAAGGTTACTTGCGACTAATGACTTATCCCAATGGTGGTGTAATTCGTCCGCCAAATAATTATCGATAACATGAAAGGTATCCCCTAACGGATAATTATCTTTCGTTAGTCTGAAAGGTTTGTCGTGGTAGACAACGTTCACTTTAACAAATATTATTTGGTGATACTGTTTCAGGCAACACTACTACGTATTCGTCAAAAGGTTTCAAATGGTCTTCTCTTGTTGCCATTATTTCTTCTTGCGTTTGAAAACATATTGACCAAGTTGCATCTGCATATTCTAAAACTCTACGTGCTTCTGACCTATACGTATGATTAGAACCTTCTCGTCCAGCATATACACATTCGTTAAGATTTCTAAAATTATATCTTATTGCACAGTCTTCTATTTTGTCGTGAGTTAAATTTTCTAAGTCTGCCATAAACTGATTGTTTAAGGACATACCATTTGGTGGTTCTGACTGTTCAATAAACTGTTCGATAGCGTCTCTTTCTTCGTCTACAAGTGCATGTTTATCCTGTTCATCGAAAGGAATGTCATCGTTGTAACCGACAATTTTAAATTCGCTGTCTCCGTCATAAACAATAACGTCAAAATCAAAACCTAAATTTGGTTTTTCGACATTGTCAAATTGGTATCTCAAACCGTTTGGTTTGGTGATGTGAAGATTGTTATCTTCTGTAAAAACAAGTTGATTCATAATATATTACCTCTATTCTTATTTATTGAGTATATTTTTATACTTTTCGTATAACTTTAATTGCGATATGTCACTACAGTCCATATCTTTTATCCATGGGCCACCTCTTGTATAATGCACCGCATGATATCTTTTATCTTCGTCTGACATGCCTTCTGTAAAGACATATTTGTCAGGGATTCTATCAATACTATCAGTCCATTCAAACTGGTGTAAGTATTGACCACTCGCAGTATTTACAACTTCGGGTGTTAATTTTTTACAGTCTTCATGAGCATTATTAAATATCATGAAACTAGACCACAACTTTTTAGGATACATAACATTCTCTTCACCACCCATTTTAGTCTTAGACATTTTTTCTAGTTCATATTCATATTGAACACATGCTACTGCATTGTCGGGGTGTAGAAAATAAAACATTTCATACCAAGGTTGTTTCCATACAAAATCATTATCTATGAATATACTAAACCCTTCATAATTTTCTAAGTATGGAATTAAGAATCTGCTATAAGTAAATTCTGTCGATTGATTTGCGTACTCTCTAGTATATTCGGGAATCTTTGATACGTCAAGTAGTTTTATTTCAGGTTCAAATCTACACTGTGAGTCATTAACTGCTCTTTGACATGCTTGATTAATAGAATTTATTTGTACGTCTGTTATATCTTCATGTCTTGAATCATACCCAAGATATATGTTTAAAGGTTTTCCATTGAATTTTTCTGATACCTTTTTAGAAAAATCCTTTACTTTTTCTCTCCATTGTCTATCGGGTTCTGACCTTCCATTATTCCATTCACCCGAAGTTTGCACTTCAATACTAGTATAATTGTAAGATACATGTAATTGTGTCGGTCTCATGCCGTCAAACTGTGGTGTAGTAAAACTTCTTAACCACTCATCAGTAGTTAAAGGTTCTATCCAATCAAAGGCGTTATATGCGTCCCAAACAATACAGGTCATACTTTCATCGTCTGTCGCACCGAATACACCTTGTCGTACTGAGCCAGGGTGTATATGTGGGTTGTATTCAATTCTATCGTTTCTTCCGCTTTTTTGTAATACAATAGTTATCGGTTGATTTAAACCATTCTTCTGAATATCATGTAATAACCAATGTCCTTTACACCCATGATAAAATCCCGAACCAGTTATATCATTTCCATCTTCATTTCCACCAGTAATATCTCCCGTTGCGGTAGTTATTTTTTTCATACTAGCACCGTAAGTATGGAAATTAGGAATATACTTTAAATAATTAGACGCTTGATAGTCTAATCCAAATGATTCCAAAGGCATGAATCCGCACTTTTTAATATCACCCCAAGTTACTAATTTCACATTAGGAACATAAACATTATCTACAAAGTATTGTACAACTTTATATGTGTCACATTCAGTATCAATAGAACCGTCTTCGTTAACAGGAATATTGCCAATATGGTGACCGCTCTTATAAAAGAGTTGTCTACGAACACTTTCTTGCGTCCAGTCTAGGCGAAATGGAATAAAATCAATTAAATGGTCAATTTCTGTCATAATAAAAATCTCACTTATGTGAGTATATTTAGTGTGTTACGAAATAGGTGTTGCAGGCCATTGTTGTTGTAACACACCGTCCCAACGTTGAACAGGGTTTTGATAGTTCTGCTGGTATGGGTACGGGTTCTGATAGTTCTGTTGGAACGGATACGGGTTCTGATAGTTCTGTTGGAACGGATACGGATTTTGATAATTCTGTTGGAACGGGTATGGGTTCTGATAGTTCTGTTGGAAATTATATGATGTCTGTGCGTTAGCAGGATACGGATATCTTCCTTGTGCTTGATACGTACTAGGTTGTCTTGCCTGATACGTAAACGGTGTTCTATAAGACGCCTGATAAGTAGACGGAATTCTATAAGACGCTTGATATGTAAATGGATATCTTGCCTGATATGTAAACGGAGTTCTATAAGGCGTCTGATAAGTAAATGGTGACTGTGAGTTCGCAGGATATCTTCCACGTGCATTGTTTTGATATGTGCCTGGCTGTCTTGCATTAGCAGGGTATCTTCCTCTTGCGTTATTCTGATAAGTTCCTGGCTGCCTTGCGTTGGCAGGATATCTTCCACGTGCA